AACTAAGGAGAAAAAATGGCCACGACCGTCATTACTGGACGCGATCTCGCTATGACGATCGCGACTAAGAACTACGACGAGCAAGCGACAAGCGCGACGCTTTCAGCCGACGTCACGATCGAAACTTACGACACTCTTTACTCGAAGGCTTATAAGTCGATCGATTCACAGTGGACGTTCGATGTCGAGATGCTCGCAGACTGGGGCGCAACAGATTCACTCTGCGAAGCTCTATGGACAGCGGCAGAGACAGCACCGAACACAGCTCTAGCGGTATCGCTAACAGCTGTAACAGGCGCAGTCTTTAGCTTTAACGTTCTTCCACTATTCCCAAGCGTGGGCGGATCATCGCCAGACGCTCAGACTGTTAGCATGAGCTTTACAGTCGTGGGAACACCTACAGAGACATTTAGCTAATAAACAGAATCGGGAGCAATACATGAAGCTAGAACTAGAAGTCCAGTACCTATCGGGAGACGTCGTTACTTACGTCGCAGCTCTTCCAGAATGGGTCAAATGGGAACGAAAGTTTAACGCAACAGTAAACGAAGCAGAATCGAAGCTTGGACTCGAAGGGCTTACATTCTTGGCTTATCACGCTATGAAGCGCGAAGCAGCTGGGAATCCTGTTAAGCCTTTCGAGATCTGGGTCGAGACTGTAGAAGGCATTAACAGTAAGAAGTCAGACCCAAAAGCTGGCCCGTCGGAAGCTTAAATCGAATCTTGGTCGAAGTCGCAATAGCGACCCAGATCCCGATGAGAGAGTGGCAGACGGCGGAAGATTTACTTACAGCTATCGAGATCTTGGAGAGGCAGAATGGCAGATAAAAGCGGCCGCGGCACTTATGCCATTACTGTCGATCCTTACGAGTTTAAGAATCTTCTTGGTCTTCTGGGTTCGTTCCCAGCGGAGTATCAGCAACTCGTTCGAGATCGGGCGCAGCCTATGTCTCAGCGACTAGCTGGCCAGCTTATGATGAGCGGACTATCTGCTCCAGCTCCACAGACGAAGCTAGTAGTCCAGACGATCAAGTCTCCACGCGATCGTCTTATTCGCGTCGACATCGGTGGCCCTAAGAAGGTCGGTCGTCCTTATGGCGGAGAAGCTTCTAAGAGCGGTAAAGGCGCGAAAGTTCGTCGTCAAGCTGCGCCAGCTGGCGCGCTGCTCTGGGGAACAGAATACGGATCTCATGGCGGCGTCGACTCAATCGGCCGCGCGTTTACGAACAGATTTAAGACTCCTTACAATAAGCGCGGCTACTGGATCGCTCCAGCTGTCGACTTCTATGTCCCAGTCGTCGCGCGAGAATACGCGTTAATGGTCCAGCAGATCGCTAATGAATTGAGGCTAAAGTAATGGCGGGCATTCCGAAGATAAAGATTACTTTCGACGCCGACTTCGACGAATTAAAGAAGGGCGTCAAGGGCGCACAAAACGAAGTCGAAGGCTTCGGATCTAAGATGGGCGGCTTCGCTAAAAAGGCGGGAGCTGCATTTGCCGTAGCTGGGGCAGCTGCGGCTGCTTATGCTGGAGTTCTTCTCGTCGATGGCGTTAAGTCTGCGATCGAGGACGAAGCAGCTCAGGCTAAACTCGCGACGACTTTAGAAAATGTTACAGGCGCGACGAAAGACCAGATCGCAGCTGTAGAGGATTACATTACACAAACGGCACTCGCTAACGGAATTACGGACGACAAACTTCGTCCATCGCTGGATCGATTAGTAAGAAGTACGAAAGACGTACAAAAGGCGCAAGAACTCCAGACCTTAGCTCTGGACATCGCTGCGGGAACAGGTAAAGATCTAAGCGCAGTTTCGGAAGCTTTAGGTAAAGCGTACGACGGCAATCTAGGCGCATTAAAGAAGCTGGGCGTCGGCATTGATGAGAGCATTATAAAATCCAAGAACTTCGACGCGGCGGCTGCGGCATTATCTAAAACATTCGAGGGCCAAGCTTCTAAGCAAGCCGAGACATTCCAAGGAAAGATGGCTCGTCTTACTGTTGCATTTGATGAAGCGAAAGAGACGGTAGGTTCTTACGTTCTAGACGCTCTTACTCCGCTTCTATCTGGATTCGTCGATAAGGGAATCCCAGCGATCCAAGGATTCGCAGACACTTTAGGAAAGACACTGGGGCCAGCATTCGGCGAGATCTTTAAGGTCATTCGCGACGATTTACTTCCGATCTTAACTTCTTGGTGGAAGTTCCTGTATAACGAGATTATCCCAGCGATCGGAAAGATCGTCGGCCCAATTCTCGAAGGACTTAAATCCGCATTCGACAAGATTAAGAAGGCGATCTCTGATAACTCAGACGAGCTAGAACCGTTCTACGGATTTTTAGAAAAGGTCTGGGACTTTACTAAGAAGTATTTAGTCCCGCTTCTCGGTGGAGCATTTAAGACAGCACTCGAAGGACTGGGAACTTTAGTCGCTGGACTCGTTACGACTTTCGGAAAGTTCGTCCAGCTGTTGACTAACATTTATAACGGCGCGAAGAAGGTTATCGATCTTATTAAAGATAACCCAGTGACGAGATTATTCGGAGCGAGTAACGCTTCTTTCGTCGGTGCTAGCGAAAGTCAAGGATTAGTCTTCGGCGGAGAAGACGGATCGGGTGGGCAGATTCTCGACGGTGGATTCCAGACTGGAACGCCTACGTCGATCTTTGCTCCGACTCCAGATTCGCCTACATTTACAGGCGCGCCGCTTGGAGCTTATTCTCCAGCCATGCAAGCAGCGATCTTACGTCGTGAAGAATTAAAGGCGGAGACGGAAAGACTTAGACAATCTAGAGAAGACGCTGCCGCGGCTCGCTTAGAAGCTACTGGCGGACAGTCAACGGCAGACAGAATTACAGTTAACTTCGGAGTCGTAGGAGATCCAGAAGCCGCAGCCAGAGCGTTAGTAGATGTTCTTAATCGTTCGTCAGCTCGTGGCGGCGGTGGTTTTAATTCCTTGGTGGCTGTCTAATGTCGGTATGGACTCCAGAATGGCAAGTCTCGATAAATGGCGGCGGAGATTACACGAATCTAACTCTGTCAAACCTATCGATTACTTCTGGCCGAACAGACATCTATTCGCAGCCTAGAGCTGGTTACTGTTACGTCGAGATCCTCAATCTAGACGAATCTCCAATCCAGATCGACGTTAACGATAACGTCCTTATCAAGATTAAAGATTCGACGGGAACATTCGTTAATCTCTTCGGCGGTGACGTCACAGACATTCAGGTCCAAGTTCTCAACAGTAGCGACACTCAAACCAATCAGGTCATGAGAGTTACAGCTCTGGGAGCGTTATCAAAGCTACCAGTAAGCCTTACAGAAGGAGTCCTAGCTAAAGATTTCGAGGGCGATCAGATTTACACAATCTTGGAAGATTTACTTCTTAATAACTGGAACGAAGTGGCTCCAGCCGTAACGTGGGCTAATTATGATCCAAGTCAGACATGGGCAACAGCGGAGAACGTAGGACTGGGAGAGATCGATCGTCCGGGTGATTACGAACTAACAGCCAGAAGCGCAGCCACGACAGACGTTTATTCTTTAGTTAGTGCCTTAGCCACGTCTGGACTCGGTTACATTTACGAAGATGCTTCGGGCCGTATTGGTTATGCAGACAGTACCCATCGGGCGCAGTATCTAGCCGCAAACGGTTACACAGAGATTTCAGCTTTAACGGCTTTCGCTGCGGGGATTTCGACAATAAAGCGAATAGCAGACGTTCGCAATAAAGTCACGATCCAGTATAAGAACAGCCAAGAAGAATCGGCTAGTGATACGGCATCGATCGGAATCTATGGCCAACAAGCGCACATCATTTCGACAACTTTAGAAAACGGAGCAGATGCAGAGTTCCAAGCCGACTTCTATCTCGGACTTCGGGCTTATCCGCAAGCGCAATTCCAAGCTATTACTTTCACGCTTGGAAACGACAACATCGACGACGCAGATCGCGACGCGCTTCTTAATGTGTTCATGGGACTTCCGCTGGACATAACCGATCTTCCGCCGAACATTCTTCTCGGACGCTTCCAAGGCTTCGTCGAAGGCTGGACGTTCTCGGCTGGTTATAAGCGTCTCGACATAACTCTTAATCTAAGTCCGACAGCTTTCAGCTTGCAGTCGATGAAATGGGAGAACGTGAGTGTCGCCGAGAGCTGGAATACTTTATCTCCTACACTTATCTGGAATGACGCGACAGTAGTCGCATAAAGGAGCAATAAATGGCCACGAGTCCACTGTTCGGCTGGGAAGAACCCGACGACGTAGATTTAGTTAAAGACGGCGCAGCTGCGATCCGTACGCTAGGCAACGCTATCGATACATCGATGGGCGATCTTCTAGGCGGTACTACTGGCCAGATTTTGGCCAAGAACTCCAATACCAACATGGATTTTACATGGATTACTAATGATGTAGGAGACATCACAGCGGTAACAGCTGGGACAGGTATTTCGGGCGGCGGTACTTCTGGCGCAGTCACAATTACGAACTCCATGGCGACGGCGATTACTACAGCTGGCGATCTAATTAAAGGTACAGGATCAGGAACTTTCGATCGTTTAGGTATTGGTACGACTGGACAAGTTCTAACGGTATCTAGCGGCGCGCCCGCATGGGTCACGCCAGCGGGCGGCGGCGGTTACACATCGATAGCTTCTGGGACATTATCTTCGGCAGCTCTTAACATTACATCGATTCCAAGCACTTATAATTCACTCGTTTTAGAATTACGCGACATTACTAAAGCTTCGGCGTTTGACGTCAACATGCAATTTAACTCAGACAGCGGTACAAATTACGACAATGTAATAAACCGAAATGTTAATGGCACACTATCTACGATCGGCGCAATAGGAGCTACGGCCGCAACGATAAATGCCTCAGGCTTTAAGGCGAGCACTCAGTATAACCAAATTATTATAAAAATTGACGGCTATGAAAACACAGACATGTGGAAAGTATTTACCATGTATGGTTCAGGAACGGATTACCTTTCATCTGGTCGTGAAGTTTGGCATGGTGCGGGTTCATGGAAATCAACAAGCGCAATCACTTCGATCCAGACTGACGGCACGATGTCACTCGCTTACACACTTTGGGGACTCAACTAATGAAAATACATGAACATAATGCAACAACAGGCGAAATCATCGAGCGCGACGCAACAGCTGAAGAATTAGCTAACTCCAAAGCTGCAGAAGCGGCAAGTAAAGCAAGGCAAGCAGAAGAAGCCGCTAAAGCTAACGAAAAAGCTGCGCTTTTGGCCAAGCTTGGGATTACCGAAGACGAAGCGAAGTTACTTCTTTCATGACCTACCCAATCGGTACAGCTGCAAAAGTCGTCGAGGTTGCACTGGCGGAAGTCGGTACAGTCGAAGAGGGCAATAACTTAACCAAGTACGGAAAGTTTACGAAGGCCGACGGCTTACCTTGGTGCGGATCTTTCGTTAATTGGTGCTTCCATGAAGCGGGCGTAAAGCTTCCATCGATGGTCTCAACAGCTGCGGGAGCACATAAACTCAAAGAAGTGAGCCGCTTCGTTACGACAGAGCCGAAGATCGGCGATCTTGCATTTATGGACTTTCCGCATGATGGCGTCGATCGTATCTCGCACATCGGAATAGTCGTAGGAGTTAAGGCGAAGACTGTTATTACGATCGAAGGTAATACATCGGGAACAGGCGATCAGCGTAACGGCGGAATGGTAATGATTAAAGAGCGGGCATTCGGGAGCGGTAAAGAGATCGTAGGCTTCGGACGTCCTAAGTTCGTGGCTTATGCTGGCGATTATCCGATCGTCGAAGTACCTACTCAATCGGCAACGAAGCCGAAGAAGGAGAAAACTAATGGCAAACTTAAAGCCGTTACTCGCAAGCTGGGCGCGTAGCTTCGCAGCTGCGTCGTTAGCTGTTTACATGGCTGGCGTCCAAGATCCTAAAGCGATCGGAATGGCTGGCTTAGCCGCTGTTCTTCCTGTAGTTTTGCGCTGGCTAAATCCTAAAGATGCAGCTTTCGGGTTACAGGGGAAGTGACTCGGAAACTACTGGCCGGAAGTCTGGCCTTAGTCCTTTCGGTCGGGCTTTCTGCCTGTGGTTATCAGGGCTGGATTCGCTATGAATGCCAAGAATACGACAACTGGTCAAAGCCAGAATGCCAAGAGCCACAGTGCGTCCCTACTGGAACGTGTACTAGCGACGTCCTTGGAGAAGAAGCTCCACAGCCCAGCCCGACGCCGTAGTCCAGAAGAAGTCCACGCGACTCTCATTCTTATCATCGGCTCGACTTTAGCGGCTGTCTTCTTAATCGTTACCCTTGGAATTACTTACGCTCTTATCTTCGTTACTCAGCCAATCGGCGCACAAGCTCCGAACGATGCGGCCTTTATCGATCTTCTAAAGACTCTTTCGATCTTCTTAACTGGATCGTTAGGCGGAGTTCTTGCGGGTAACGGATTAAAGTCCAAGCCGAAAACACCAATCGACACGCCGACAGATAAGCGGGAATCTTGACCTAGACGCGTTCTTGCTTCACTCTTTACATAGGGAGCGCGAACGTCGCTCCCAGTATCGGGAGCTAGTAATGAATGAATTATCGATTATCGTAATGATGCTAATAGCTGGGATCTTATGGGCTGCCATGAGCTACTCAGTCGGTTATAAAGAAGGCCAGCGCGAAGGCTTTAAGCGCGGTCGAGCTGTATCACGTCACGCAGCTAAGGACGTGCGCTAATGAGCTTCTTAGACAATTACGAAGACGTAGCGGCCAGAATTGCCCGCCTATGGTTAACACACCCT